GAAACCCATTTTGAGCTATATACGGGAAAGCCTGTTGAAACAATCACAGAATCTGCCATTACCCTGACAGAATTGCCAGCCGTATATTATAATAACGACTGGATTGTGCTTCAATCTGTATAATTTTGTCAATTAATATGACAAAAAGCTGGACTTAGGTTTTGAAAAGTGGTAAAATAAAAACATATGGATACTGGAAAGATAAATTATACATCTGTTGAAGAAGAGACCCGCCTAGGAATATATGTCTGGGAAATGCCAGATGGTCGCTGGATTGGCGACGATGATGGAAATTTTCTTTCTGTAACCGCAATGAAAAGTAATAAGGCCAAGATAGATGCTTTAGCAAACACAGTCAGGTCCTTTGGTATTTATGAGGGAGCACCCAAATTTTTATCAGGACGGAGAAAAATTAATGACGAAGAGCTTGAGGAGCAGAAGTCTAGATTAAAGTGGGGCTTAGTTCCAGATCCTTTGGATATTGGAAACTATAAAGATGAAATGAAAAAAGTAGGTAAAAAATAATGGATCACATACAAGACGATAGAGCCGAAGACATTCAAATATCTGCTGCTGCAGATTGGGTAAAATTTAATAGCCCAGTTGTTCAGAAAACAGATGACCCATTTAAGATAGAAGGCGAAGATCTTGCAAAGATGTCTGGATTAAGTCCAGCATTTCGTCGCAAGATGAATAGAGATTTACAAAAAAGATTTGTAGGAATTGACGGAACAAGCACACAACAGAATCTTCTTGCACAAGCAATTACTGGCTATGCAATGTTTGACCTTATTGAGCCACCATATAATTTAGAATATTTATCACAAGTATACGAAATTTCTCCATACAACTACGCAGCAATTAATGCAAAGGTTGCTAATATTGTAGGGCTAGGTTTTGATTTTATTGAGACTCGTAAAACAGTTGAAGCAATGGACGGAATTGAAAGCGATGCACAACTAGAAAGAGCACGTCGGAAGCTAAATAGATTACGACAAGACTTACACACATGGCTAGAAGATTGCAACGAAGAAGAAACATTTAAAGAAACACTGATGAAGTTCTACACAGATGTAGAATCAACTGGTAATGGCTACCTTGAAGTAGGCAGAACAACAAATGGAAAAATTGGATATATCGGACATATCCCAGCAAAGACTATTCGTGTTCGTAGATTACGTGATGGCTTTATTCAATTGCTTTACGGCAAGGCAGTATTCTTCCGCAACTTTGGAGATCAAGAAACGCCTAATCCAATTGCAGGTGGCCTAGAGCGTCCAAATGAAATTATTCATGTAAAGAAATATACACCTCAAAATAACTATTATGGAATTCCAGATATCGTGGCGGCATCTAATGCTATGGCTGGAAACGAGTTTGCTGGAAAGTATAACTTGGATTACTTTGAAAATAAGGCTGTTCCTAGATATATCATTACAGTTAAAGGCGCTAAGCTTTCAAACGAATCAGAGAGAAAACTTCTAGAATTTTTCCAGGTTGGATTAAGAGGAAAAAATCATAGATCTCTATATATTCCACTTCCTGCAGATTCACCAGACTCAAAGGTTGAATTTAAGATGGAGCCTATTGAGGCTGGATCACAAGAGTCTTCATTTAATACATATCGTAAAATGAACCGTGATGAAATTTTGATGGCCCATAGAACTCCAATTAATAAAATTGGAACTCCAGAAGGAATCAATTTAGCTGCAGCTCGTGATGCAGACAAGACATTTAAAGAGCAGGTATGTCGTCCAGCACAGGATATTCTTGAAAAGAAAATCAATAGAATAATTGCTGAAATGACAGATGCCCTTGAAATCAAGTTTAATGAATTGGCCCTTACAGATGAAGATGCTCAGTCTAAGATTGATGAGAGATATTTGAGGATGCAGGTTATTACCCCTAATGAAATTAGAATTCGCAAGGGTATGGTTCCTTTGGATAGCGGTGATCAGGTTGTAGTATTGAAGCCACAACAGCAGGCAGAAGTTCGTGCCCAAGCCGAAAATAGTAGAAGAAGAGATCAGGAAAGAGAAAACAATTCTCCTGATGTTTCGGGGGAAGCTAGAAATCCTCAAGGCGAAGGTAGACAAGTCAACTAGCCCTGCTCAACCAGTATTTGCCTTATATACAATAACGTTATAAAATTAAGCATATGAATATTGAGAAATCTTTGTGGTCTTCCCATGGCGAGAATATCAGCCTTTCTGTTCCATTCACAAAAGTAAATCGTGAAAAGCGCACAGTCTCTGGTTTCGCTACACTAGACAATGTAGATCAAACAGGCGATGTTGTTACATCGGAAGCAAGCTTAAAAGCTTTTGAAAATTTCCGTGGCAACATTCGTGAAATGCATGGATCAAATGCAGTAGGCAAAATGCTTTCATTTAAGCCAGAAACATTTTATAATCCAACTACAAAAGAATTTTTTAACGGAGTATATGTAGATGCATATATTTCAAAAGGCGCTCAAGATACTTGGGAAAAGATTTTGGACGGAACTCTACAAGGATTTTCTATTGGCGGAAAGATTCTTGATTCAGAGAATGAAGTTAATAAGTCTACAGGTAAGCCAGTAAGATTTATTAAAGATTATTCACTAATTGAATTATCAGTAGTAGATTCTCCAGCGAATGAACTTTGCAATATTCTTTCTATTCAGAAAATGAATGGAGAACTTATTTTTAAAGGAATTGCCGCAGAGACAGTAACAGAAAATATTTTTTATTGTGCCGATTCAGATTCAGTTTTTATCTCAAAAGATGGATCATATGATTCCCCAGTTACAGGAAAGCCTGCAACATTAATTGGATGGGTAGAGTCAAATGATGTTAACAAAGCAAAAGAAATAGATAGCATTCTTGATTCGTTTAAGAAATCAAGATTTACGTTGCCTGATACACAAACAATTGCAAAACAGGCAAACGCAGAAGGAGGTAATGAAGTGTCAGAAAACACAGAGACAACACCAGTAGCGGAAGCTCCTGCGGTTGTAGATGAAACAACTATCGCTGCTCCTGCAGAGGAAGTAGCACCCGTTGAGGCAGATGTTGCTGATGAAGCACCAGCTGTTGACGCTTCTGCTGAAGTTCTGGAAAAAGCAGCCGACGTATCAGAAGTTGAGGTTGATGAACCTGATTTTGCAAAGATGCTCGGTGATCTAAAGGGATTCTTCTCAGATACACTTACAAAGGCATCTGAGGCAAACGCAGCTCAAGTTACAACAATTAAAGAAACTGTTGAAACATTCAGCAAGAGCGTAGATACTCGAATTTCAGAATTAGCAGAACAACATGCAGCCCTTTCAAAGGCTGTTGAAAACATCAAGAACACGATTGATGGAGTAGAAAAGCGTGTCGACGCAGTAGAATCAGAGACTGCAATTAAGAAGTCCTCAGACCTTGGCGGGTCTCAGGAAGTAACAATCAAAAAATCAAAATGGAACGGTTCTTTCCTCGGTTCCGTACAGGAAATTTTTAACTAAACTAAGGTAGGTGAAATAAAATAATGAGCAATGAAACATTAGAAAAGGCAATTGCCGCTAATACAGTAAACGCTGGTACTTCATTTGACTCCGTAACAGGAGGAACAGGTGTACACCGCGGTTCTGAAAACGGTAATGGTGGTCTATTAAATCCAGAGCAATCAGCACGATTCTTGGATTACATGTTCGATGCAACAGTAATTGGTAAAGTAGCTCGTACCGTTCGTATGAGAGCAGATACCACTGAAATCGATCGTATTGGCGTTGGAGAGCGCTTAATGACAGTAGCAGCTGAGGGTGACCAAACAGGTTCAAACGCAGCAGTAACTTTCTCAAAGATTTCTCTAACAACAAAGAAGCTTCGCTTGGATTGGGAGCTTTCAACTGAGTCTCTAGAAGACAACATCGAGGGTGCAGATCTAGAAGATCATATTGCACGTTTGATGGCAACACAGGCAGGTAACGATATTGAGGACGTAGTCCTTAACGGTACAGGTACTGGTTCAGGCTTAATGTCTGCATTCCAGGGTGTAGTTGCAAAAGCAAAAGCTACAGCAATCGTTGTTGACAACGGTGCAGCAACAGGAGTTACTCGTGCAACATTCAATGCTGCACTTAAGGCACTTCCACGTAAGTACAAGCAACGTCGTACAGACCTTCGCTTCCTTGCAGGTTCAAACCTGATCCAGGATTACTTATACAATACATCTGGAAATATCCAGAACGTAAACCCACAAGATATTGCTTCAAGCATTATCCGTGGAGACGTAGCTCCAGTTTCAGGTCCAGCAGGATATGTAGCACCATACGCATTTGGTATTCCAATTGTTGAGGTTCCACTTCTTCCTGAGACACAAACAGGAGATTACACAGGCGCAGCAGGTTCAC